ACCAGGGCAGGAAGGTCCTAGAAGACATTTGTCTCTATGACGTTGAAGGCCATCTCTCTCCTGTTTCGTGGAAGGTTGGTTTGTTTGCAGATCCAACCCACATGAGAAGGCTGGACCTGACGAAGCTATTTGGCGTCAAAGCCGAGCTGTTGAATGTTGGCGAGAAAGGTAAAGATGGTCTTTATCATGTGGAGAATCCGGAAGTTGGTATAGCCATAATGCCTTTGGATAAGCCGAACTTCGTTTCCCAGTCTCTCAGGTTCACTATTGACAGTACCGAGTGGCATCATCCGACAACTGTCACCTACCGTGGCAATACTGAGAATGGTCACTGTGGTATGTTGCTTTTCTCAGGTATGACGGTGCGATCAGGCTTTTCTTGGAAGGTCGTTGGAATACACAGTGGCAAAGGAAAAACGGGGGTCTGTTTTGGCCCTGCGATTGATGCAGGTGACATAAGAAAGGTCAAGTCTGTTACCTTGAACTCGCCTCATCACGAAGGGCGATCTCCCGTACTCCTGCCGATCCCCGACCTTCCGATTCGTCCCTCAGCCCAATCCGTCGTTTCAGGAGCTAGGGTTCTTGGGGAGTACGATGGTAAGTATCCAGCACCGCCTACTAACAGCGTCTATAAGAAATCTCCGATTTTTGATTTGATGCCAGGCTATAGTCCAACCAATCTGGATCTTCCACTTTTCCATCCTTCGGATCCCAGGGGTAATGGGACAAGTCCTGTGTGGAATGGTTTGAACAAATTCGTGAGACCGCCAATCTTCTTGCATGAGAAGTCTTTGTTGGCCTTGGCAGACACTATATCTGATTTTCATATAGGAAACATCCGTTCGATTTCGGGTAGCTTGGAATTTCTGAGCTATGATGAGATCATTAACGGTAATGGCAAGTCGTCCGGTGTTAAGATGAGGTCCTCTGAAGGTCTGCCACTAAAGATGTTTCGTCCTCAGAATGAGAATAGCAAACGCTGGCTCTATGAGCAGCTTGATTCTGGGAAGAAGATGGGCCCTGTTCTCTCCGAGATGGTTGCTAAGAGGCGCCATTTCGCGGCTCAAGGCTTGTTGTGGCCGTTTGAGTTTACAGCGGATCTTAAGGACGAGCCCATGAAGAAGCACAAGATTGCCGTGAATGCTTCTAGACCGATTTCTGGAGCCCCACACGACGTTCACATGACGGTTATGGAGGTTTTGTCTCCTTTGTTGGATTGGTTCCGTGCAAATCCAATTGTCAGTCGGAGCGCT